ATCAGCAGCTCCCTCACTTAAATGATAATTTATGGTGCCTTTACTACAATTAAGTTCTTTGGCAATCTGTTTGTAAGATCTCCCTTCCTCTCTCAACTTAAAAACATTCTCTTTTATCTGTCTTTTTATTGAGAGATTGTTTCTCATTTACTATTACTCGTAAATATCCATCTGACCATTGCAGTTGAAGGGTCATACCCATCAAACTTTATTTTAGTGCAACCGGTCAGAAGGACCGTCGTCAATAAGATTATCGTCAACAGTCTCATAAAATTCTCCCTCCGAATCGCAGTCCCAACATTGGTGGACTTCGCTTCTGTCTCTAAAGTCTAATGCAGGGTCACCATCAATTTTTGCAACTCTGACATACCCATTTCCATGGCACGTCTGACAAATATGTATTTTGATTCTACCCTTTTTTAACTTTGCCATTTAACTTCTTCGCTTTCTCGTTTGCAATTGATTCAATTGTTTTACTTATAGATAATTTGGCATCGGGCAATAATACCTTTGATAACGATTCCAATATCTTATATGTTTCTTTTGTCAGAGAAACATTTTTGTATTTACTCATGTCTGTCATAAGTGTTTCCTTTCATATTTAATAACCCATATATAGGTGATATTATAGGATTGTCAATGAAAATTTTAATGAGTTTAATAATCTGTTCTAGTGTGGCTGGTGAATGTATGCCGCCTTTTGCATGGCCAGAAACATTTAATACAAAGTATGATTGTTTGGTTTTTGGATATGAAGAATCTAAAAGAAAATTAGAAGAGATAGGCAGAGAAGAGATTAATAAACATGGTATGTATATTAAGTTTATATGCACACCTATCGAGACGATTTGACAATATAACTAATTTATGGTAACGGTAAATTTCTTCTCACCATTACCTACCCTTTATCTTTCCCTCTTTCAAGGGTAGGTGTATCTATCCATTTCAAACCCCGCAGATTCCGTGCACGTACTACTACGGGGCCAAAGGCTCCACACCTCCACGGTACTTGCCGCTTCTTAGGTTGCCGTACAGAGACTAGCGCGAGGCGTTGTATGGACGGAGGTCCTTTTCAATTCTTTTCTTTGTTCCACATTAACAAAAGCAGAACAACAAATAGTAGTGGTAGACTACTTACAAATACAGCCAAAAAAATATCCACTATCATCATTCATTACATGTCTATTAAGACTATCAACAAAAGTTGTTAGTTTTAATCTTACAATGTCACACAAACTAAAACAATCAACTTCTTGTGTTAACTTTAATCCCTCTAACATCGTCTTTGTTATTGGGACTAAATGGTAAAGTCCGTCGTTTAGAATTATAATATCCATAAGTCCTCGCTAACTTTCTTACTAATTTATACCATTGATCCTTGTATTTAGGATCTTTAGTTTTGTTCCAATTGTTTGCTGCTTCGTCTAGCTGCTTTTGCAAGTTGTTCATTGGTTCTTGTTCCGTGAAACAATACATTTTTTAAACCTGGTGCTTTTACTTCCATGTGTACACCATATGGTTTCCATGCTTGTTTCATTATGTTTATTTCTAAAAGCAACGTCGCCCATTGTTTTTGCGATATACCTTTAGGTTGTATAGTTATGACTCTGTCTTTTACCTTCTTTGATGACATGTCTTATACCTCTTTCTTTTTTATTTACGTATTCTATAATCCCATTCCATTTAGGATTTGCAGTGATTAAAGGTTTTAACGCTTTCTTAAATGACATAGCCGAAACTTCTTTAGTCTCGGCTTTGTCTTCTGTTATTTTAAAAGTGTATTTCATTAGTGTAATACAGCCCTTTCACGCTCCTCTTTAGCTTGTATATATCTATGATTAACTTCATCGTCTAAAAGATCTTGCATAGTCTTTCTGATCTTATCAGTTGTTCCATAGTATGATACGTTATTCATAACTATATGTCTCATCATAGCAGCTGTTAAAGCATGTATGCTAAAGTCAAAGTTTTCTTTGTCTCTTTCTTTAGACGCTTGATTTATTAAGTCATCAAATCTATCTAAATATTTTAACATAAACTTAGATGTTTTTCTTTTATTTCTCATGTTTCCTTTCTTGTTGTCTTTCATAATTTATATATAGGATATCAAGGGATATTTGTCAACTACTTTCTTCGATATTTTCCCATTCTTTTTTCGTGTTTATTTGGGCTCTTTTTATGCCTACCAGGCCTTTTTCTAGGCTTTGGTTTTACATAATTATTTACACCAAACTTAGCTTTCTTCGCCATTAAAATATTTTTCAACCTCTGATAGTAATGTTTGTTTATGTAGTCTTGGTATATAACTTATTTTACCATTTACATATTGTTCAAGATCTGATCCACACGTAAGACATCTATAAAAAGTTCTAGTTACTCCAACTAACATTGTATATTCTTCACAAGTTGGGCAGATACCATTAACTATCTCTGTGTGAATTTTTATATTTTTTCCTGTCATAAACTTTCTTTGATCGTACCACACGCTGATGGTATCGTCTATCTTTTAATTTTTTTGCAACTTTATTCGATGATGAGTTTTTTGATTGACTTTGAGCCATCTATGTTATCCTCTAACTCTGCATTACCACGCCAGCATTTGTAAGTAACAGACTCAGAATAGGTTCTCTCCGCTTCACGTTTGCCGCGTAAACATAAAGCCATAGAAGGCTGCAAACGTGCCTCTTTAATCTCTCCGTTTACAAACATAAGTAATCCTATCACAGCTTCTATCAATGTGAACTCCCGTTTGTATATTTCATTTCTCTATTTGCATCTTTTAATTTTTCAATATCTATCAAAACCTTATCCATTTGCTTTCTTAAAAACTCAATGTTTACTTTATTTAAAGCCATTGACTCGATATGTGTATTTAACTTGTCAGTAGTCTTATACAAATCCTCGATCATCATAAATTGTTCCGAGTCCGCGGGAAGCGAGCCAAGTTGGCCCCGTGGCCATTTTATTCTAAAGTCTGTGTTTTCTGTTAAATCTTTTTCCATCAACTCCAATCTTGTTGAGTGTTGGTTTAAACGTTCTACCATTTGAAAATATCCCATGGTGCCAAGAGCGACGATGATTATCAACGAGGCAACCGTCTTCATCGGCATCTGCACAGCGGCTTCTTCAGATATGTTTAAAGGTTTTTTACTCATGTTTTGGTTTTGGTGGAGGGATTATAATATCTTTTGTTTGCATTTTCAATGGTGTATGGTCAACAGGCCTTACGCAGAAAGCCAATAAACATAACAAAAATATTAGTATTGCTGTGAACCGGTAGTCCATAACAACCTCCAATCATTATTGCTTCTTTGGTGTAAATATAGATTTAATCTTATCCCAAATCTTGCAACAGATTCTTTTACATTTATCAATCATTTTTCTTTTCCTCTATTTCGTAGAAGAAATTGTCAGTGTCTTCTGTTCGCCACTGCTGTGTATCTTCTACATTCCAGTAATTTGTTTGCACTTTCCAGTCTGGGGTTTTATCCTTAACTGTGAAAGATGGTATATCCCATATCAATCTATTATTGGGTTGTGCTGCATAGTTGCCGTCGTTTAACGCAAGTATGTGAGCGCACTTATGCTCGTGCGGTATCTCTGAATGATCAGTATCTAGTATATTAGGCTCTGGGTGAGCAAAGTCAACAGTAAATAAGTATTTACCATAGTGCCATTTTTTATCTTTACCAATGTATTTACCTGCTTGTGATTCTAAGATATCCCAACTAGTAACAGCAGGATAATAACTAAAAGAATTCCAGAGCTGAAGCTCATCAAGTCTACGTTTAGGTACATCCTCAACTTTAAATCCACGTTGTATAAATGCTGTAATAGGTAGTCTATAAAAGATTGCACCATTTTCCATAATTGCGTGGAACAATAACGCACGACCCGTAATACAAGTGACACCAAATATAATACAATCTTCAACTTCTCCATGATGTTTTTTAAGATCGTAAAGATACTCTCTCCTTATTTGTGCATACTCCACAGGTATATTTGCATTTAGATAAGCCATAATACATTACAATATAATTGCACCGATAATAAATCCAGCTATAAAACATACTATTTCTTTTCTGTTATATAACTGCCATACTAAAAATTTTTCATAATATTTTTTCATCATTTTATATTACCCCAATTATCTCCAGATTCATAATCTACTTTGTTTGGTACTTCTAACTCAACAGCATTTTCCATTATATCTTTTATTCTGTTAGCTTCCAAATCATTTGTAACTGATATATCAAGTTCATCATGCACTTGTATATGCGGTGTAATACCTTCTTTATGTAAGTCTATCATAGCTCTTTTTGTCATGTCAGCAGCTGACCCTTGTATCAATCTATTCAATGCTTTGTATGTGTATGCTCTTTTGATCCCTGGTCCGTGTTCCGTGAGCGCATCAGCATGCGGCAATGGTTTATGAATCCCGAACTGATTGGGCTCCCATAAATGAAACCTACATAATCGTCCTAGCAATGTCCGAATTTGTCCTCTGTTTTGTGCTCGTGAAGATACATTATCCATAAGTTGTTTTACAAATGGTACACGTGAATGATATTGTCTGAATAAAGCATCAGCTTTTTCTTTATTGATTCCAAGTTCAGCTTGTAATTTATTCTTACCCATACCATAGAACAGACCAAGGTTTATAGTCTTGGCCTGTGATCTAGGTATCTCCGCCATGTCGGCAACGATCTG